TGGTGTGGCGTGGCGAGCAGATTCTGCACACCGCGCAGGAGTTCCAGACGGCGCAGAAAGCATTCAACCGCCTGCGCAAGAAGTTCGGCATGTGCAAGAACGACCCGCTCGCGGACTACCCAGAGCTGAACGCGCTCGTGGAAAGGTACACGACCAGCGCGAACCAGATGGTGCTCGACCTCAAGAACGGCGGGCACATCGAGTTCCGAACGCGCGGCAACGGCTCGGACATGGGACGCGGCGGCACGTTCGACCTCGTGGTCATAGACGAGGCGCAGAGCTACACGGACGAGCAGGACGCGAGCCTTTCGCCGCTCAACTCCGCAGCGCCCAGCGGTTCTCCGCAGACGATTCTGATGGGAACCGTGCCAGACACGGCGAATGCGTACAAGGGCGCGAAGTTCGCGTCCCTGCGCGAGTCCATGCACATGGAGCCGTTCGGCGGCGCATGCATACACGAGTGGTCGGTTCCCGAAGTCGGCGACGTGCTCGACAAGAGCAGGTGGTATGCAGCGAACCCGTCGCTCGGTTACCAGCTGCTCGAGTCGGGGCTTGAGAAGGACGTGCGCACAATGTCGTCCGAAGCGTTCGCCAGGGAGCATTTAGGCTGGTGGTCGCCGACCGCAGGCAAAATCGAGTACCTGGTGGACAAGGCGAGATGGAGCGCGCTCACGGTCGATTCCGCGCCCGACCCATGGGACAGGCAGGCCTTCGGCGTGCGGTTCACTGCTGACGGCAAGTACGTCGCGCTGGCGGTCTGCGTCCTATGCGGCGAGACGGCGCACGTCGAGTTCATCCGCGAGGAGATGACGTACGACGGCACGGGCTGGCTGGTCAGCTGGCTCGCCGAGCGCCGCCACGAGTTCGCAGCTGTGGCAATCGACGGCAAGGCCGACGTGGAGGACCTGTTCCAGCGGCTCGTGGCCGCGGGCGTCCCAAGGCAGGCCGTCATGGTCGCGCGCGCGTCAGACGCGATAAGCGCGGACGGCATGTTCCTGAACGCGGTGAACGACGGGCGGCTCACGCACATAGACGACGACGCGCTCGCGGAATCGGTCACGACCGCGACGCGCAGGAAGATAGGTAACGGAGGCGGCTTCGGCTTCGACGGCGAGTTCGTCGAGCGGCTCGATGCATGCGCGCTCGCGCACTGGGCGGCGCGCACGACGAAGCGAGACCCGAAACGGAAAGGCAGGGCAGGATGCTAGAGCAGCCCGACACCTACAAGCCCATCCAGGCGGACATAATATCGTTTGACGGCATTGCCGACGCGGATGGAATTACCGAGGACGCCAGGTCCTGGGTGGCCGACCTCGCGAAGGAGTATTCCGAGCATTCCGGCCACAACGAGATGCTGAAACGCTACTACGACGGCAACGTGTCCGTCAGCGACTACGGCGTGACCGCCGACATCCCGAACGACCAGACGTGCCACTGGCCGCAGAAGGCCGTGGACGCGCTGGCCGACCGCATCAGGCTCAAGTCGCTGTCCGTGCCAGACGGCGACCAGGAGACCCTTGATGCCATCGTGCGCCGCAACGACCTCATCTCCAACTACAACCGCCACCTTCCCGTCAAGCTGCTCTACGGATGCAAGGCGGCTACTGTTACCAAGGACGCGAGGGGCCACGCGCGCGTGCGGTTCCACAGCGCGGAGACCTTCACGGCGCTCCCAAGTCCGGACTACACCGACGGCGTGGTCGCCGGCGGCCTGGCAATCGCCCGGCGCGAGCGCACCCCGTGGAGCGACGGCCGCATGGTGCCAACCGTTGTCAACCTGCACACGCCATTCAACATCGGCGAGTTCCGGCAGGTGGACAGGGGGCAGTGGACATACGAGCCTGGCGAAACCCGCGAGGAGCTGCCCACGCTCTACGTGTTCGCGCACAACGCCATCGGCACGCTCGCTCCGTTCGGGCGCACGCGCATCACGGAGTTCGTGCGGACGCTGACCGACGACGCGATCCGGTGCATGTGGCACATGCAGGTGTCGGGCGCGTTCTACTCCATGGCCAAGCTCTACATGACGGGATTGACCGACGAGCAGTTTGACGCGGTGATGGAAAATAAGTCCAAGTACCAGCTCTCCCGCCTCCTCGCGCTCACCACGGGCGCGGACGGCACGAGCCCGAACGTCGGGCAGCTGTCCGGCAACAGCCCCCAGCCGTTCATCGACGAGCTGCGCGCGCTCGCGTGCCAGTTTTCGGGAGCCACGGGCGTGCCGCTCAACAGCCTGGGCATCGTCCAGGACAACCCGTCCAGCGCGGAAGCGATTCAAGCAGCCCGCGAGGACATCTGCCTGGTCGCCGAGCGCGACATCGAGGCCGACAAGGCCACGCTGAAGCGTGTCATGCGCGCGGCGATGGCAATCGAGAAGAACACGACAGTGGACATGCTGGACGATGCGGACGCAGACGTGCTCGCCAGCTTCGCGAGCCCTATGCTCAACTCGCTCGCGGCGAACACCGACGCGGCAATCAAGATTGCGACCGTGGACGATGGCTTCGCCGGTTCCGAGCCGTTCCACCGCATGGTGGGCTTCGACGAGGCGACCACCGCGAGGCTGGAGAGCGACCGACGCCGCGCCCAGGCCGTGAACGCCATCGGCGCGCTTAACTCCACGGGCATCGAACGTGAGGCCGAGGATGCCGGCGCGGGAGTATAAGGCGTACGTCAACGCGCTCAACAACGCGTCGCTGCTCGCGCAGCGCGACCTGGAGCGCCTATGGCTGCGCATCCGCGAGTACCCCCCTGAATATATCCGCGACGCGCTGCTCGCGCTCGTTCCCGGCATCGTGGAGAAGTACGGGAACATGGCCGCGCTCGCCGGTGCCGAGTACTTCGAAGCCGAACGGCTCGCAGCCGGGTGGCCCGACGATTTCGACGCGGAACTTGCCGACGGCGTGCCGCTCGAGCAGATAGAGGCCACCGTGCGCTTCGCGTGCGGTCACCTGTTCGGCGGGGAGGTGGACGAAGATGGAGCACGACCCGGAGCAGACGATAGCCTATTTGACGGGCAAGGTTGACGAGTACGTCAAGCAGGCCGGACGCGACACGGTGATGGCGAACGTGGAGAAGTCGCCAACGGTGCGCTACGCGAGGATAGCGGATGGCGAGTCGTGCGACTTCTGCCGCATGCTGGCGAGCCGCGGGTTCGTCTACCGCACGCAATCCAAGGCTGGCGGCAACGCCGCGCACGGCAGCAAGGCGGACAGCTACCACCCGTTCTGCAACTGCCAGATAGCGGTCAGCCACGACGTATACATCGAGAAGTACGACGTTGCGCACCGCGGGGGCGTGACCACCGTCACCCGCGGGTACTCGCTCGGCGGCAACGTGGTCAGCCCGGGGCGCGACAAGTCGCGCAAGCTGCGTGAAATCGACATCGACGCGCTATACGAGGAGTACAAGCAGGTTGGCAGGGAGTTCTCCACGCCCGCGAAGCGCAAGCGCGACGAGAAGGCCGCGAGCCGCAACCTCATGGGCGGGACCAAGCTGCCGCCCGACGAGTTCCAGGCCGCGATGCAATCGCTCGCCGACGCGCAGACGCTAGACGAGTTGCACGCCCAGGGGCAGGCCATCGTGGACGACTGGCCGCGCAACGAATACGGGCGCAACGCCGAGCAATGGGACGAGATGAGCAGGTTCGCGCAGGCACGCGAGCGCGAGCTGAAGGAACAGCGCCAGGTGGAAAACCTAACGCCGCGCCAGAAGCTCGAACGCGAGGCGCGTGACGCGCTGCCTCAGCAGGCCGCCGAGATGGGCATCACGCTCGCCGAGGCGCGCAGGCGGTTCGACGCTCTGGTCGCGTCCAACACCGACGCGCAGCTGCGCAGGTTCATCAAGAAGTACGCGAGATAACGCGAAATCAGCCGCTTTCGGGCGGCTTTTTTCATATGCGGGGCAATCAGTCCTGCAACCAGACCACGGGCGCGGAAAGCGCCCTTTTTTCATGCCCGGAAAGGGCGGGAAGGAGCCGACATGGCTGAAGAGACGCAGGCGCAGGAACAGCAGCCCGCCGATGGTGGCAACGCCACCGACTGGCAGGCGAAGTACGAGGCCATGCGCGCCCACTCGCGCGAGTGGGAGAAGAAGGCGAAGGAGAATCAGGGCGCTGCCGACGAGCTGGAAAAGCTGCGGGAAGCCCAGGCAACCGAGCATGAGAAGGCCACCAAGCGCGCCGAGAAGGCGGAAGCCGAGCTGAACGAGCTGAAGGCAAAGGCTGAGCGCGCGGAGACCGTCGCGGCAGTCGCCGACAAGGCGAACGTGCCCGCCGAGGTGGTCGCGATGCTCAACGGCTCCGATGCCGACGAGCTGGGAAAGCAGGTAGAGCGCCTGCTGAAGCTGCTCCCGGCATACCCGACACGCACAGACGACGGCGGCGGCAAGGCCGTTGCCAAGAAAACCAACGCCGACCGCTTCGCAGAGGCGCTGTTCGGCGAATAAGAAAGGAGCGGAAATGACCGCTATCGACATTTCCCGCAAGACCACCAATGTGATTTTCGACCCCGAGGTCTCCAACGAGATCATCACAAAGGCCATCGACGAGTCCGCCATCATGCAACTCGCGCCGAAGATGGAAATCGCCGGCAACGGCAAGAAGTACCAGACCATCACCGGCGACCCCGTTCCGGAGTGGGTGGGCGAGACCGAGGTCAAGCCCGTCGGCAAGTTCGACTTCGGCACCAAGGAAGTCGAGCCGTACAAGATGGCCCTCATCGTGCCGTTCTCCGACGAGTTCCGCCGTGACAAGCAGGCCCTCTACAACGAGTGCATCAACCGCCTGCCGAAGCTGTTCGGCAAGAAGTTCGACGCCACCGTCATGGGCACCACCGCGCCCGGCCAGAACTTCGACGTTCTCGGCAGCGTCCAGGCCGTGAGCATGACCCCGGCGCAGGGTAAGACCCTCTACGACCAGTTCGTGGCCGTCGACCAGCTCATCGGCAACGCCGACGGCATCATGAGCGGCATCGCGCTCGCCCCGCAGGGCCGCTCCGTCGTTCTCGGCGCGACCGACTCCACCGGGCATCCGCTGTTCACCGCCGGCGTCCAGAGCGGCACCGTCAACCCCATCCTGGGCGCGACCGTGTCCGTCAAGAAGGGCGTGTACGTGGCCGGCACCTCCGGCAACCCCGGCACCCCGGCCGTCCTCGGCCTCGCCGGCGACTTCGACAACTGCGCATGGGGCGCTGTGAACTCCATCCAGGGCGCAATCTCCGACCAGGCCACGCTGACCTACACCGATGGCGACGAGACCGTGACGCTCAACCTCTGGCAGCGCAACATGTTCGCCGTGCGCTTCGAAATCGAGCTCGCATTCATGGTGCGCGACGCGAACACCTTCGTGCGCCTGACGGCCTAGCCATGGTTGCGCTCGTAGCGCCGAACGGCGTGGA